TAAGAAATATAAAAAGATCTAATATTCAAGATTTAGTAAACAAAGCTCCTAAATTAAAACTTAATCCTAAACAAGAAAAAATGATTAAAAATCTTTTTTGTGGAAATAAAAAGGGAGGTCAACCCGGTACATGTGATATTAGCGAAGCTCTTGATAATATGGTTAAAGAAACTAATGCTGTTAAAAACGGACAGATTAAAGGAGCGGCCGCAAACAATATTTTAAAAAAAGCAGGTAAGGTTGCAAGATTTGGAACAGGCACAGGTTTAGGAGCTGTTTTAGGTCCCTGGGGTGTAGCAGGGGAAGCTGCTTTTGAAATTGCCATGGCTGTTCCAGGTTATGGAAAAGGTAAAAGTGGTAAAAGACTTTTAGGAGATAGTTTGTTAGGTTTAATACCTGGTGTTGGACAAAGTTCAGAAGAAGAGTTTACAGAGTATGCTACAAAAGATGGTATGCAAGATTTTGAACAACAACAAATAAAAGATGCCAATAGATTTTTAGAATTAAATAATAGTTTAGCACAAGCTCAAAACGCTGGAGCATTAGAAGGGAGAGGATCTGGAAGAGGTAATGTAGGTAGAGCAGAAAATTTGTTTTTTAAACAGATGGACGAATATACTCCTCTTTACAATCAGTTTGTTGGAGCTCCTCCTTCAGAGAGTGTTAGTACAGTTATTTCAGAACAAGATAGAATTAATCGACAAATTGCAGCCGACGAAGCAATTCGTGCACAAAAAAGAAACATAGCAGGTGAAGAAGATTTTATGGCTGCAGAAGGTGGCCTTGCAAACTTAAGGAGAAAAAAATAATGGCAAAAGATAATCCAACACTTGTAAAAAATATGAAGTATGTTAAGTTCAACGCGATCCCACCGTTGCGAGGACCAAATCCTCAGGGGTTGATTAAAGAGAAAAAACAAGATAAACCAATACAGGAGAAAAAATATGGCAGATATAGATAAATCTCTTCCCAACGTAGGTAGTCCACAAGATCTACCTGAAAATGAAATTCAGGAAGAAGTAGTTACGGATGAAGTTACTGTTGATGAAGAAAATGGACCAGTAACAGTTACTGAAGATGAAGAAGGTGCAACAATTGATTTTGACCCTAATCAAGTTGATAGAGTCGAAGGTGATGAAGATCACTTTGCAAATTTAAACGATATACTTCCCGAAGAGGACACAGATGCCATAGGTAATCAACTTCAAAGCGATTACATGGAATATAAATTTTCTCGTGCTGATTGGGAAAGAGCTTACATTGTAGGCCTAGAATTATTAGGTTTTAAATACGAAAATAGAACTCAACCTTTCCAAGGAGCCAGTGGTGCAACTCACCCGGTACTTGCTGAAGCGGTTACACAGTTTCAAGCTTTAGCTTACAAAGAATTACTACCAGCAGATGGCCCGGTAAGAACACAAGTTATGGGAGACAGTTCTCCTCAAAAAGAAGCACAAGCTCAACGTGTTAAAAATTTTATGAACTATCAAATCATGGATCAGATGGGTGAATACGAACCTGAGTTTGACCAAATGTTATTCTATCTTCCGTTATCAGGATCTACATTTAAAAAAGTTTATTATGATGATCTATTAGGAAGAGCAGTATCAAAATTTATTCCTGCAGATGATCTGATTGTACCTTACACAGCTACATCATTAGAAGATGCAGAAGCAGTTATTCATGTTGTCAAAATGTCTGAGAATGATTTGAATAAACAAATGTATGCAGGTTTTTATTCTGACATAGAGCTTACTAAACCATCAGGAACTATTACAAATGAACTGAAGGAAAAAGAGAGAGAAATTGAAGGAATCCAAAAAACACAAAACACAGAACCTTTATATACAATTCTAGAATGTCACGTTAATCTAGACTTAGAAGGTTTTGAAGATCTTGGACCCGATGGAGAACCAACGGGAATAAAATTACCTTACGTCGTTACAATCGAAGAAGGTAGTAGGAAGGTTTTGTCTATCAGACGAAACTTTGCGCCCAATGATCCCAAGAAACTTAAGATCCAATATTTCGTCCACTTTAAATTTCTGCCAGGACTTGGATTTTACGGCTTAGGATTAATACACATGATTGGCGGATTGAGTCGTACCGCAACTGCGGCTCTCCGTCAGTTACTAGATGCTGGAACGTTATCAAATTTACCAGCTGGATTTAAACAAAGAGGTGTTAGAGTCAGAGATGACGCTACAGCTATTCAACCAGGAGAATTTAAAGATGTAGATACTCCAGGTGGAAACCTAAAAGATGCTTTCGTATTCTTGCCATACAAAGAACCATCACAGACTTTATTACAGTTGATGGGAATCGTAGTTGAAGCAGGACAGAGATTCGCATCAATTGCTGACATGCAAGTTGGTGATGGGAACCAGCAGGCGGCTGTTGGTACAACTGTAGCTCTTTTAGAACGTGGTTCAAGGGTCATGTCAGCGATCCATAAAAGATTATACGTAGGTTTGAAAAAAGAATTTAAATTACTAGCAGGAGTATTTGCAACATACTTACCAGCTGAATATCCTTACGATGTTCCTGGTGCTGCAAGAAATATTAAAGCTATGGATTTTGATGAGAGAGTAGATATTCTACCGATTGCTGATCCAAATATTTTTTCTATGTCACAAAGAGTGACACTAGCACAAACACAATTACAATTAGCTCAAACTAATCCACAAATGCATAACATGTACAATGCGTACAGATCTATGTATCAAGCGATAGGTATAAAAGACATTGATAGAATTTTACCACCACCGCCACCGAATCAACCTAAAGATCCGGCAATTGAACATATAGATGCGTTAGGTCAAAAACCTTTCCAAGCATTTCCTGGTCAAGATCACAGAGCCCACGTTACAGCCCACTTAAATTTCATGGCAACTAATTTTGTTAGAAATAATCCTAGTGTAACTGCATCGTTAGAGAAAAACATTTTAGAACACATTTCTTTAATGGCTCAAGAACAAGTTCAATTAGAATTCCCACAAGAATTCAAAATGTTACCACAGCTACAACAAGCTGCGGCACAAGACCCTCAAGCCAAGCAACAATTAACTCAAATCTCGCAAGTGATAGAAGCTAGAAAAGCTGTGTTGATTGCGGACATGACTGAAGAGTTTATGAAGGAAGAAAAAGCAATCACGACTCAATTCGATCACGACCCTTTACTAGCACTTAAAGAAAGAGAAGTGGATCTTAAAGCAAGGGAAGAGGAAAGAAAAATGAAAGAAGATGAGGCTAGATTAGCTTTAGATAGATTAAAAATGATCCAAGCTAAAACTATGCAAGATGAGAAACTAGATCAAAACGAAGAGCTAGCTAGGTTAAGAGCGGACACTACTATGGATAAAGCAATGCTTTCAACTGGAACTAAGCTTTACGGAGATAAAATGAAAGCTAATGACGTTAATGTCTTGAAAGGCCCGAAAAGATAGTATAATAACAATTAGGAGAAAAATATGAAAAATTACAAAAAAGCTACAGCAATCAAAATTCCTTCTCAAAACTTGGAATTAGATCCTAGATCTCAAACAAGTATTAGAGGAAGAAACTATATTGCTACTGGTGATACTACTGAAGTTAAAGGAACTAAAAGAATGTTAGCTTCAAAAAGTAAAAAAGCTACTTGGTTCTAACATGTGGATCTCGGCAATTAAATTAGCCGTTTCTGCTGGTAGTAAAATATACGCTAACAAACAGAAAACGAAAATGGCTATGTCAGATGCACAGCTTATGCACGCCTCTCGTATGGCTGAAGGAAAAGAAGCTTACCAAGGCAAACTTTTAGAATCTAGACAATCAGACTGGAAAGACGAATTTATTTTGCTTTTACTTTCGGTGCCAATAGTAATGTTGGGCTGGTCAGTATGGTCAGATAATCCTGTACATATGGAAAAAATGGAGTTATTCTTTGTGCACTTTGGAAATTTACCATTATGGTACCAAACAATTTTTGTGGGTGTAATTGCATCTGTCTATGGACTTAAGGCAACACATCTGATAAAAGGAAAATAATTATGGCAAATAATAGATTTAATAAACAAGTTTCACCTAAAGGTTATGCAAAGGGTGGTAAAGCTAAAAAAATTTCTAAAGGAGTTAGAGATAGAAATGTAACTTCAGCAGAAACTATTAGATTAATAAATTTAGCTAAGAAAAAGAAAAAAAAATAATGGCTAATAGATATTTTAATAAACAAACTACAAATGCTAGACAAGCTTTAGCAGATGGTGGAGCAGCAGCAGATCCAAGAAAAAAATTAGGACCAAAAAAACCTAAAACAGAAAGACCTTCAATACCAAAATTTCCAAGAAAACCTAGCCCAGGTCCAAAAGGTGGACCAAGAAGTGGACTAGAAAAACTTAAGAAAAAACAAAGACAAGCTGATTATATGAAAAAACATGGTAAAAAGGCACCTCGTAGAAAAACATTATCAGTTACAAATAGTTATAAAAAAGAAGTGGAAGGATTAAAATAATGGGAATGGGTGCTGCACTTAG